ATCAAGAACCGTATTAAAGCCAGTCAGGCCGTCATACGGGTTGTCAAGAACAACAACCGGAGCGCCTTTGTATGTACCAATCAGACCAGAACGGTTAACTTCGTCGATCACATTATCACTAGTACGACTTGTAAGAGCAGTAAGAGCAGGGAGTTTTTGCAGAGCCTCATAGTCACCAATGATAGCGCAACGACCAAAACGCTGCATTTTAGCAAGCAATGGATCAAACGTACCTGCAACTACACCAGAACCCGAACCGTAGTTAGGGGAGGAGAGTCCGCTAAAAGTAGCATACAGAGTCGATTGAACTTTCTGGTTAACTTTACGCTCGAATTCATTTGCGACATCACGAGTCAGTTCAGCGAAATCATAACGACCAGCGGCAACTTCAGCCCATTCAGCAACAGGGAATGCGGAGAGTGCTTCGATTTCCAAACCACTGTAAGCATAACCAGTTTTGCTCTTTTGAGCGGTGGAGTTGATAGCTTGCCAGTAAGCCTTAACGCTTTCCGTTTTGTATTTGAATTTCGGCTTTTCGTCAAACGCAGTGCGTTTTACGTCAGCGATGTAGTCAATGTATTTCAGACGAACATCGATCACATTGTCAACAACGTAAGAAGTGATTTGCATCAATTCATATAAGTTGTTCGGGTTCGGGTTAGCGGCAAGTTCCTTGATATGATCCATTGCATCTTGATAATCGGATTTTTGAACTTCAGTAAAATTTTGAGTTTTGTTAAGACTAACATCAGAGAAGATTTCAACAATTGCAGATTTCTTAGTAAGTTGAGACATTCTATATAGTCCTCCTTGTATTATTTATAATTTATTAAGCAGAAACAACAATGCACTTAAGAGCGTTTGCACCATACAGTGTAGTTTTTTCGATAACTTTAACAGTGAATTTCGGGGTACGGGCAGCAACGGCTTCAATGGTTCCGCCGTCACCAACAGCAAATACGGAGTCGGCAGCGATGGAACCATAAGTACCTTTGAACTGATCAGTCGTAAAAATATCGCCTACTTGGAATGCTTTCAGACGAAGATATTTACCAGATGCTACAGTGAAAGCAGAATCGGCAACGAGTTCTTGATCGATTTTGTCGTTAACATTGTAAACCATCATCAAGCCAGCAGCATCACCAGCGGTATCGTCGGCAACTGCCGCAGCAGTACCATTCGTCCAGTTCGGGGTTACGAAAACACCGTTTGCAATAGAAGCAACGGATTTCAAAGTACCAACATAATTGTTATCGGATTGTTGATTGATAATTGCACTCATTTAAAATTTTCCTCCTTGTGAATTGTTCCTTATTAGGATTTAGAACCATACAGGCGAGATTTGCGATCTTGCGGGACAAGGTCGCCTGCTTGAGCAGCGGCGACTACAACATCTTTTCCGCCTTTATTTGCTTTTTGTTTTACAACTTCAGCAACAACAATTTCATTCAGTTTTACTTCATTAAGTTCTTCAATTGCCTGTTTAACTTCCTCGGATTTCATTACTTCCTCAGAAAGAACCTTGCTAAATTTCTCCGAAAGAGCATTTTGCTTAGTTTCTTTCTCGGCAACCTCCACTTGCTCTTTGAAAGGCTTTAATGCTTCAACCTGAGCAGACAATTCTTGCTCCTTGGTTTGCAGTCCTTTAATCGTCTCCTCTTGGGATACGACAAGGCCATTCAACTCGTCTACTTTTGCAGAGAGTTCTTTATTTTTTTCATCAAGCGAAGTTACCTCAGCTTGAAGTTCTTCAACAGTTTTCATCTGTTCTTGAACCTCCTTGATTTTCTGTTTATTTTCATTCAACTCCGTTTGCAGCACATTTCTCTCTGCGAGGAGTGAATTAACATCTACGCTTTTTGGAATAAAACCAATACTTCCTTCAGTCCAATTTGCCTCATCTTCAAGAACAACCATGTCATTTTCGATAGTATAGTTAATCAACCAATAGGTTTCATAATTGTTCCAGTCACCGACAACCACTTTATCATTGTAAAGGTCTCTGATCCAATACCGATAATCTCTATATTCTGTACGCGGATTGATCGGGTTGAGTTGGTTATAGATTTGCGAACTTATCTGATCAATTTTGATGGATGCAGTTTCAAAATGGAACTTAATTTCATTCCCCTTGTTAAAGTCTGACACTTGTTCACCTCCCAAATCTTTTTCTAACGCTTGTGCAATAAGCATCGTCGCTTCACTTCGTACTTCGGCGGGGTGTGTTACCACACAACTCCCAAACAATTCATTAACGGTTTCTCCGTCAGAGTAGGGGATTGTACGAACACCGTTATCCAGTTTTTCGCCATAAGAGGAGACCAGAACTTCACAACTAAAGCGAAGTTTGTCGTTTTCATATAGTTCCTTTACTGCCTCACAAACGTTTGGATAACGCTTCAGAATACGAACGGAACCTAACAACTTTGTTACTCCATCGGTTTCTTCTTTCCAGAAGTCAGTAAAACTACCGATGATATCAGTATTAAGTTGTTTCGTCTTTGCATTGAACTCATGAGTTAAATTTTTATACTTACCGTTTTCCAATTTATCTCTAGAGGCTACAAGCGGGATGCCAATATATTTAGATTTATTCTCTACTACGCCATCAATAAAGTCATCGGTAAACTGCGCTTTATTTAGATTGACATCGTTGGTGAGAATAACCATATTTAGCTGCATATAAATGTCATTGGAGGTGTCATTTAGTTCGACAATTACAGGGTTTACAGCAATCTTTTTCAGTTTTCTCACCTCCTTCAACGGGGGAAACCTCACCGAATTCGATATACGCTTTATTTAAGGTAGATAAACAAATTGAGCAACTATCAACTTTTTTAGGCTCAGTATTTTTCATTTAATCACTCGGACTTGGCGAACTGTTCCCGCCACTCGATTTACTTTTATTGGTGTTGTTATTGCCAGAAGAGTTGTCTGACGGTCTGCCACCTTTACCATTCTCTGTTTGTGTGAATGCATTTTGTGGCGGGAAGATATATTCCTCTGTCTTAAGGACATCTTTTTGATATTTTGCAAGTCCAAGACTATATTGATAGGAAACACCAGTAAGACTTTCGAGCCAAGGAATGATTAATCCCGTTTGCATGTATAGTTCCTTGCACTTATCAATATATTTGTCTCTATCGAGCATGGTTGTGCGCTCAAAATAAAACCTACAACTCAAGTTTGTAGGCAGGAGAGATTTTATATATCCATTGATGATAGTTTCAAACTGTTCAAGCAACGAAAAGATATATCTGAATAATTTTTCGCTGTTTACTTGTGCAGATGAGAAATTGGAGCCACCGCCGTGTACAAGGGCAGGGGAGACACCCAAATTTTGATAAATGTCATTATCAATCTTCTCGTAAAGATCCTTGGTAAACATGGTATTGTCTATTTCGAGGTTCTTAATATTAAAGAAATCAGGCAGGGCAACCAACCCAGTTCCGCTTGTTTCAGCAGCGGTTGAATTTGTTCCATTTGACTGATCTTTCTTTTGTAATAAAGTGGACAGTTCTTTGAAGTAATGTTCAATCAATTTTTGAGGAACTGGCTTGTAGGACTCTTTCGTTCCCGACATGTTTCCCGCATACATAATCAATACTTGTTTAATAAGGCGGTCTGCCATAGAACGTTCTACACGAGAAATGATCTCTTTTTGAATAAGAGAACTCCATGCTCCCATAGTAAAAGGTAAGCCCCAAGGCATGTTACGGTTGTTATCAATCGCAACTACATCACAATTAGAAAGTTCAACGTATCGGAAATCTTCGCCCTTGTTTTTATAAAGCAAGTATTTCTCTTTTGTAATATCATCGGGTAAAGATTCAATAATGCTATCAATCTGGTATGCTCTTCCAGTTTTTGGCAACATTTCATCAATTCTTTGAAGATCGTACTCCACAATCCACTTACCGTTTTTCTGCTTAGTTATCCTCAAATCATCAAGTTCAAGGAATTGAACGTATGAATTATTCCTTAGACAAGTTACGATTGTTCCAACTTCGCCGGATTCATACAGCCCGTCACGAACGAACTTCTTTACGTCAATTTTTTCGATAAAATCAAATATCTTTTGTTCGTATTTTTTGATCTGCTTTGGATTATCGAAGGATGACCATGCGAGATGGTAATTTAAAGTAGGCAAAGTCTTAATTGTTTTAAGAACATCTTTAACAACACCATGTTTATTTGCAAGATATTTAGATGCCTTGCGAATCTCTTTGATATTCTTATACGGATTCTTCAAATAAGAATACAGCGTTGTCAGCGTAATATCATTCAGGCTTGCAGTGTTGCCGTATTGAGTGATATAGTCCGTAAGACTAAATAACTCATACAAAGGATCATTGCCCTGTGATTGTTGCTCAATGCCCATGTTACTGATAAAATAGCCCTCCTTTCTTAGTTAAATCCTGATGACATGAAGAACATATAATCTTCATCTGAAGTTTCATCTACGCTATCCATGAAGTTTTTAATGTACCAAAGACCGTAACTGACAGCCGAATATCTGTCTTTATTTATTTTTTTAGTAACTTGTTCGGTAGTATATTTGCCGCTCGGTAATTGTTTAAGTTTTAAATTGGCGACTTCCTCAATAAATAAATCTGTTTGAATGTATGGTAAGATATTGTTTTTAAAATAGTCAGTATCATTAATGTCATAATTGCTATCCTGCTTCTTAATGAGCAATTGCAACTTTTTGCTTTCTACCATATCAATGAAGTTTACAATTATTTCACTATTAATGCCCTGTGCATGAAGATTAAACAGAATTTTTTCAGCATCTTCCATTTCAGGTTCATGTTCAGTGTTTATAGTGTCCCAACACCCAAGATTTTCGCCTGTAATCGGATCAATCGTTTCCTTGAGGGCTTCGTCGATAATTGCAGACCCTAAACCGTTACCGTCAACTATAGCGATTTTGGCATTATATAACTTCTTTATTCTTTTTAGTTCTACGGTTTGAGCATGAAAGTTTAATCCAATAGGAAGG